GACGGTCTGGTTTTTCATTCATGGCATCAGGCGAAACTGTCAACCTTGCCACTATCTCTAGTGATGCTAGATACGGTGTCTTATCAAAGTCAGGGGCTGATGCAAAGAAAATGTTTACCGATAAAATCGTACCAATTTCCGTCAACTATCCGTTTTTCTTCAAACCGATTCAAGATGGTATGGATCGACCAAAAACAGAACTTGCATACAGGGTTCCGGCTAGTAGATTTACAAGACGTAAACTAGATACTAACGAACAGCTTGAAGAATTAGAAGGATTAGATACAACTATTGACTGGAAAAACACAGGGGACAACAGTTACGATGGTGAAAAATTAAAACTACTTGTACATGATGAGTCTGGTAAATGGGAAAAACCTGATAATATATTAAATAACTGGAGGGTTACAAAAACTTGTTTACGATTAGGTTCTAGAATTATAGGTAAGTGTATGATGGGTTCAACGTCAAATGCTTTAGATAAAGGAGGTAGAAACTATAAAAAAATATATGATGATTCAGACGTTACCAGAAGAAACCGCAATGGGCAGACTAGCTCGGGATTATATAGCTTGTTCATACCTATGGAGTGGAACTACGAAGGATACATTGATTCTTATGGCTTACCTGTCTTCGATACACCCAAAAAACCGAAAGAAGGTCCAGACGGCTACCCAATTGAAATCGGCGTTATCGAACATTGGGAAAATGAAGTAGATGGCCTTAAGAATGATCCTGATGCACTTAATGAATTATATAGACAGTTTCCACGTACAGAAAAACACGCATTCAGAGATGAAACTAAAAGATCTTTGTTTAATTTAACGAAAATATACGAACAAATAGATTATAATGAAGATTTAAAATACTCTGGTGTAATAACACAGGGTAATTTTCAATGGGTGGATGGTATTAAAGATACGAGCGTTATGTTTGTTCCAAGTAAGCAAGGTAGATTTTTTGTTTCATGGATACCAAATGAAAATCAACAAAATAGAGTACTTATTAAAAATGGTAAAAAGTTTCCAGCTAATGAGCATATGGGAGCTTTTGGTTGTGACTCGTATGATATATCAGGGACAGTAGACGGAAGAGGATCAAAAGGATCTCTTCATGGGTTAACAAAGTTTAGTATGGATGATTGTCCACCTAACTTATTCTTTTTAGAGTATATATCAAGACCACAAACCGCAGAAATATTTTTTGAAGATGTACTTATGGCTTGTGTTTTTTATGGAATGCCACTTCTTGCTGAAAACAATAAACCAAGATTATTATATCATTTTAAAAGAAGAGGTTATAGAGGCTACTCTATGAACAGGCCTGATAAAACAATGTATAAATTGTCTGTTGCTGAAAAAGAAATAGGTGGTATACCTAATTCAAGTGAAGACGTTAAGCAAGCTCATGCTGCCGCTATTGAAGCTTATATAGAAATGTTTGTTGGTTATAACAATGAACAATATGGAACAATGTATTTTCAAAGAACATTGGAAGACTGGGCAGCATTTGATATAAACAATAGAACAAAGCATGATGCATCTATAAGTTCTGGTTTAGCAATAATGGCTTGTAATAAAAATAAATATAGACCCGTACCTGAGGTTATAAAACAACCTGTTAGTTTGAGTTTCGCAAGATATGATAACAAAGGTAGTGAATCAAAAATAATTAATTAGATGAAATTAAACACTGGTGTTAATAGTGCGTTTCCTGATCAGATGGTATCTGAAGAGGAAAAGAAAAGTTTAGAATATGGGTTATTAGTAGGGCAAGCTATTGAATATGAATGGTTTAGAGGCGGTAGAGTTAATGGTAGTAGATGGAATACAGGTTATAGAAATTTTCATAATCTTAGATTATACGCTAGAGGAGAACAAAATGTACAAAAATATAAAGATGAATTATCTATAAACGGTGATTTATCTTATTTAAATTTAGACTGGAAACCAGTGCCTATTATACCTAAATTTGTAGATATAGTTGTGAATGGTATTGCCTCTAAAGATTATGATCTAAAAGCTTACGCTCAAGATCCTTTTTCTTTAAAACAAAGAACTGATTATGTTGGTGGTATTTATAGAGATATGATGGCTCAAGATTATTTAAACGAAATTGAGCAAACGACAGGGATGAATTTATATAATTCTGATAAAAAAACTTTACCACAGTCAAAAGAAGAATTAGAAATACACATGCAATTAAACTACAAGCAGTCTGTAGAAATTGCTGAAGAAGAAGCTATTAATAATACATTAGCCTTTAATAAATATCAATTAACTAAAAAAAGATTAATTGAAGATATTGTCACTATAGGCATTGGAGCTGTTAAAACAACTTTTAATAAATCAGAAGGTGTTGTAATTGATTACGTTGATCCAGCTAATTTAGTTTATTCATATACCAATGACCCTAATTTTGAAGACATATATTATGTTGGTGAAATAAAGTCAATGACTTTAGCTGAAATCAAAAAAAGATTTCCATATTTAACCGATAAAGAGTTGGAGACCATGGTAAAATACCCTGGTCGTGATGGTTATATAGCTAATCCTAATTATGACAATGATTTAGTTCAAATATTATTTTTTGAATACAAAACATTTATTGATCAAGTATTTAAGATAAAAAGAACAGAATCTGGATTAGAAAAAACACTAGAAAAACCAGATACTTTTAACCCACCTGAAAGCGATAACTTTGATAGAGTTTCAAGGTCTATAGAAGTTTTATTTAGTGGTGCTAAAGTAATGGGTGTTCCACAAATGTTAGAGTGGAAATTAGCTGAAAACATGACAAGGCCTAATAGTGATTTAACTAAAGTTAAAATGAACTATGTTATATGTGCACCTAATTTATACCAAGGCCGTATTGAATCTTTAGTTAGTAGATGCACAAGTTTTGCTGATATGATTCAATTAACATCGTTAAAATTACAACAAGTGATTCAACGTATGGTTCCAGATGGTGTTTTTGTAGATGTTGATGGTTTAGCAGAGGTTGATTTAGGTAATGGTACTAATTATAATCCACAGGAAGCATTAAATATGTATTTCCAAACTGGTAGTATAGTTGGTAGAAGTTTAACACAAGATGGTGATCCCAATAGAGGTAAAGTACCTATACAAGAGTTACAAACATCTAGTTCAAACGGAAAAATAGCATCACTTATAAATACATACCAGTATTATTTACAAATGATAAGAGACGTAACAGGTCTCAACGAAGCACGAGACGGCAGTTTACCAGACAAAAACGCGTTAGTGGGATTGCAAAAAATGGCTGCCAATGCTTCAAATATTGCTACTAAACATATTGTTGATGCTAGCTTATATTTAACATTAAGAACTTGTGAAAATATTTCATTAAGAATAGCTGATGCTTTAGAATTTGATTTAACTAAACAAGCGTTAATGCAAAGCATCTCTTTAACCAATACTCAAAACTTAGAAGAATTAAAAAACCTTCATTTATATGATTTTGGTATTTATCTTGAGCTTGAACCTGATGATGAAGAAAAAGCTATGTTAGAACAAAACATACAGGTGGCTTTACAATCAGGTCAAATATATTTAGAAGACGCTATTGATATTAGAGAAGTTAAAAATATAACTTTAGCTAATCAAATATTAAAATATAGAAGAATACAAAAACAAAAACAAGATCAACAGGCTCAACAAGCGCAAATACAAGCACAGGCACAATCAAATATGCAACAGTCTGAGCAAGCGGCTTTAAATGAAGTTCAAAAACAAGAGGCTTTAGCTAATACTGAAATACAAATAGAACAGGCTAAGTCTCAGTTTGAAATACAACGAATGGAGCAAGAGGCATTAATTAAAAAACAATTAATGGCTGAAGAATTTAACTATCAATTACAATTAGCACAAGCTAAAATAAAAACCGATAGAGAAAAAGAACAATTTATCGAAGATCGTAAAGATAAAAGAACTAAAATACAAGCAACGCAACAATCTAAAATGATTGAGCAACGTCAAAATGACTTGTTACCTACAGATTTTGAATCAGCAGGTATGGATAATTTAGGCGGATTTGGTTTAGAGCAGTTTGAACCGCAATAAACTATTTATTAATTTTTATTATATTATATTATGTCAGAACAAGTAAAAGAAGAAGGCACGTTTAAAATTAAACGTAAACCTAAACAATTGGTAAAAGACGATGTTATTAAAGTCGATTTATCAAAACCTAAAACAGAAGAAACAGATGCCATTCAAGTCGGAGAAACAAAGAAGGTGGTTGTGGAAGAACAAACCGGAGATAGCCCTAAAGTGGACGAACAAATACCAGAGCCCAGCCCAGTTTCTGAAATTAAAGAAGAAGAAGAAGTAAAACCTATTGAAGAAAAAGTTGAAGAAGAAATACAAGAAATAGGTGAAAAAATTGAAGAAAAAGTTATTGCTCCTACACCTGAAGAGGCAAGAGAAGTAGCTAAATTACCTGAGAACATTGAAAAAGTCGTAGACTTTATGAAAGAAACAGGTGGAACATTAGAAGATTATGTAAGATTAAATGCTGATTATTCTAATGTAGATAATGATACTCTTTTAAGAGAGTATTACAAACAGGCCAAATCACACTTAGATTCAAGTGAAATTAACTTTTTAATTGAAGATAATTTTTCATATGATGAAGAAGTGGACGAGGAGCGCGAGATTCGTAAAAAGAAACTTGCGTATAAAGAAGAGGTTGCAAAAGCCCGAAAGCATTTAGATGGTTTAAAAAGTCAATATTACGAGGAAATCAAGTTGAGACCTGGTATGACACAAGACCAACAAAAAGCAATGGACTTTTTCAATCGCTACAATGAAGAGCAAAACACAGCTCAACAACAACATGAGGACTTTAAGTCTAATACTAAAAACTATTTTACTAATGAATTCAAAGGTTTTGATTTTCAAGTTGGTGAAAAAAAATTTAGATACGGAGTTAAAAATCCTAATGAAGTTGCAGATAAACAATCGAATATTACAAACACAATTAAGAAGTTCTTAGATGATAAAGGTAATGTAAAAGATGTTAAAGGTTATCACAAAGCTATGTATGCCGCTGAGAATGTTGACAAAATTGCACAACATTTTTATGAGCAAGGTAAATCCGATGCTACTAAAAATCTTGTTGCTAAGTCTAAAAACATATCCGAAGACGTTAGGCCTTCGCCTACCGGAGACGTATTTGTTGGAGGATTAAAAGTTAAATCAATCAGTGGTCTTGATTCTTCAAAACTGAAGATAAAATCAAAAAAGTTTAACTAAAAACAAAATTAATTATTATGGGACAAATTAATCCTGTGTTTGGAAGCATTACACCTTCTCAACAACAATTAGCTTTGCAAAACAATTATCTAGCATTTAACGCTGGAGCTAATGACTTTGTACAGCAATACCTACCTGAAGTTTATGAAGCTGAGGTAGAAAGATATGGAAACAGAACTTTAAATGGTTTCCTTAGAATGGTTGGCGCTGAAATGCCAATGACATCTGATCAAGTAATTTGGTCTGAACAAAATAGATTGCATGTATCTTATAGCAACGTAGCTTGCCCTCAAGGTGGTGGTGCTGCAAACTTTATTTTAAACATTCCAACTAATACTACAACAATTCAAAATGCTATTTTCCCTAACGATACTATCGTTGTTATGGATCCTACTACTGGAGTTACTGTAAAAGCTGTAGTTGGTGCAATTGGCGCTGGAGCTGGTACATCAACTAACGTTACAGCTTATCCATTTACTATTGCAGATTTTTCTGCTGCTAGTGGTGGTTTCCCTGTTTCTGCAGTTGGAGCTGGTACTTTAAAAGTATTTGTATATGGTTCTGTATTCGCTAAAGGATCTGCTGGTCCTGTTAACGCTGCTGGAACTGCCGGTTCTTACAAGTCAATTCAGCCTCAGTTCACGCAATATGCTAATCAACCAATTATCATAAAAGATTCATTTGAAATTAATGGTTCTGATATGGCTCAAATCGGTTGGGTAGAAGTTGCTACAGAAGATGGAACATCAGGATACTTATGGTATTTAAAGTCTGAGTCTGAAACGAGATTACGTTTTGATGATTACTTAGAAATGTCAATGGTTGAAGGTGAATTAGCTGCTGCAGGTAGTGGATTCGTTGCTCAATCAGCTAACGTACCAGGATTTACTGGTGCTGGTGGTGCTGCTGTTGCTCACGGTACTCAAGGTTTATTCCAAGCGATTCAACAAAGAGGTAATATACTATCTGGATTTTCTGCAGGTACTGGTATTTCTGACTTTGATCAAGTGCTTAAAAACCTAGACACTCAAGGCGCTATCGAAGAAAACATGCTTTTCTTAAATAGAGATCTTGATTTAGATTTTGATGATATGCTAAGTCAAATTTCCTCTGGACAAGCTGGCGGAACTGCTTATGGTTTATTTGAAAACTCTGAAGACATGGCTTTAAATTTAGGTTTCTCTGGTTTCAGAAGAGGTTCTTATGACTTCTACAAAACTAGCTGGAAATACTTAAACGACGCTTCTACAAGAGGTGGTGTAGCGGTAAGTGGAATTGAAGGTGTATTAATTCCTGCTGGAACTTCAACTGTTTATGACCAACAATTAGGTACAAACATAAGAAGACCATTCTTACACGTTAGATATAGAGCTTCACAAACAGAAGACAGAAGATACAAAAACTGGATCACAGGATCTGCTGGTGGTGCTTACACTACTAACATTGATGCGATGCAAGTTAACTGGTTATCTGAAAGATGTTTGGTTACTCAAGCCGCGAATAATTTCGTATTATTCCAACAATAAGATTGCTGTAGTAGTTACCCTCGTTGAACTAACGGGGGTAATTATTACTTTTATTAATTATATTATATTATATCATGTCAAAAACAAAAGAAATAAAAGCCCCTAAATGGGAGATAAAAGATAGAAGATACTATCTACTAGGCAACAAAGAGCCTTTAACATATACTTTAGCATCTAAAAACTCAAGAAGACATCCACTATTGTGGTTTGATGAAAATACAAATATTCAAAGAGAAATAAGATATGCCACTAATCAAAACTCCCCTTTAGTTGATGAACAAAAAGGAGAGGTTACATTAGGTCATATTATATTTGAAGATGGTGTTTTAGCTGTTCCTAAAGAAAAACAAAATTTACAAAAATTACTTTCACTATATCACCCTAAAAAAGGGATAATATATCAAGAATACCAAGCTGAAGTTATAGCTCATGATGAGTTAGAAGATATTAACTTAGAAATTGATGCTTTAATTGCTGCAAAAGAAATGGATATTGATCACGCTGAAGCTGTATTAAGAGTAGAAATTGGTAGTCAAGTCAATAATTTAACTTCAAAAGAACTAAGAAGAGATTTACTTATAATGGCTAAAAAGAATCCATCAGGATTTTTAGATATAGCATCTGATGAAAACGTAGGTCTTAGAAACGTTGGTATTGTTGCTGTAGAAAAAGGTATTATTAAAATATCACAAGATCAAAGAGATTTTATGTGGGGATCTAATGATAGAAAATTAATGACTGTACCTTTTGATGAAAACCCTTATTCAGCGCTAGCCGCTTGGTTTAAAACTGATGAAGGTGTTGAAGTTTTTAAAACAATCAAGAAAAAGTTACAATAATATGTGACTATAATTATAGTGAAGGGTCACTTTGGTGGCCCTAATCACTATTAACTAAAATATTAAAATGGCAATAAACGTAAATACTGTATATCAAACCGTTTTATTAATACTTAATAAAGAGCAGAGAGGTTATATGACACCTGTTGAGTTTAATAAAACAGGTGCTCAAGCTCAATTAGAAATATTTGAAACATATTTCGATAGTTTAAATCAGCAGATACGTATTCCACAAACAGATACAGATTACGCAGATAGAGTGGCTAATCTTGATGAAAAAATCTCTATATTTAAAGAATTTGGAAACGCTACATCAATATCTTCAAGTAACGTTTTTAATTTACCACAACAATTTTCTGGTTCAGGACCAATAGCAACAACTACTTTACCCGCGGCAACAGCAGGAGGAACAACAGCTTATGTTATTCAAACAGCTACAGCTGATCAAGTTGCTAATGGAGTTGTAGAGATATTTGCTAATGGTATATTGCTTTCTGAAGCTTCTTACGATATATCTGGTACAACTATAAATTTCAACTCTCAACCAACTGTTGGCCAAACTTTAATAGTCAATGTTTATCCAAAAGAGTTTTATAGATTAGGTGACTTGTTCTATCAAACAGGTGCTTTACCAACTCAAGAACTAGAAAGAGTAGGAACTAAAGATCTTTTCCATTTGTTAAGTTCTAAACTTACAGCACCAACTACAACTTACCCTATATACACTTACAAAGATAATAAAATAACTGTATACCCTAGTTCTATAACCAATGGTGTTACAGTATCTTATATAAGAAAACCAATTGCTCCTATATGGAATTTTACAACTGGTTTAAATAATCAATATATATTTAATGCTTCTACTTCATTTAATTTTGAATTACATCCAGCTGAACAAATTGAATTAATATTAAAAATATTACTATATGCAGGTGTTGTAATTAGAAGCCCAGAAATAGTACAAGTAGCAGCTCAACAAGTTGCACAAGAAAATATTAATCAACAAAGATAATAAATTATGCCAACACCTAATGGAGGTTTAATAACCGAAACTAATAGACAATATTACGCTGGCGCTCAGCAGTTTACATCTAATGGTACAGCTAATCAAACATTTACAAGTACATTTAACACTGATTTAGTTGTTGGTTTAGGTAATTATTCTGATCCTGGAACCAATGGATATAATTTAAATAATTTTAAAATTTTTACTAGCCCTGATGCAAATGTTTGGACTGAGTTAACGCCTAAAAATACTGATTTTGACGCTACACTTAATTCTCCTGCGGCAGGAAGTCAAAACGATGTAGACGTTATTGCAGATCCTAACATTGTTGGTGGTAATATTTTTTCTTTAGTAAATAAAACAACTGGTTTTGTTTATGGAACAATTGTTACATCTGTAAACAATGGTGGTTTTGATACATTAACTTTAAATCAAGCTTTGCCAGCTGCTGGTATTGTAGCTGGAACCTTACTTAGTATTAGAAGAAATGTAACTTGGACAATGTCTAGTCCTGGTGTTATTACAGTGCCTCAAGCTTTAACTGTAAACACTTATTTAAAAATACAATTAAACGACAATACTATAGATAATGTTCATGGAGATTATGAATATACTAGACTAGATGATGTTATTAATAATTTTTTAATTGCTTATGTTGGTGCTGGTAAACTTATAACAAGTGTAAAAAGAACAGATGTTATATTTCACGCTAGACGTGGTTTACAAGAATTTAGTTACGATACTCTTAAAAGTATAAAATCTTCTGAATTAACAGTTCCTTCTAGTTTAAGTTTAACTATACCACAAGATTACGTTAACTATGTTAAATTATCTTGGACAGATGAATTAGGTGTCTTACACACTATATATCCTACAAATAATTTGAATCAAAGCCCTTATTATACGTTTAGTCAAGATGACGAAGGTAATCCTATACAAGATAGTAATGATGCAAATACTGAAGTAACTTCTAAAGCAAATGCAGCGTGGAATAAAACAGATCCTAGATATATAAGTGGAGGTTTTAGAAATGATTTAGATAATGCTAATGTATTAGATAGAAATTATACAGACGGAGCTTTAGGTCAAAGATATGGTTTAGAGCCACAAACAAGTCAAAAAAATGGTTGGTTTAAAATTGATGAAAGAAAAGGTACGTTTAATTTTACCAGTAATCTAGCTAATAAATTAATATTATTACAGTATATTTCAGATGGTAATGCCTATGATCTTGACGCTAGAATACCTAAACTTGCTGAAGAAGCTTTATATGCTTATATATTGCACGCTATATTATCTGTATCCTCTAACGTTCAAGAGTATATAGTAAGAAGATTTAAACAAGAAAAAAGTGCTAAATTAAGAAATGCAAAAATTAGATTATCTAATCTTAAACTTGATCAAATTATTCAAGTTATGAGAGGTAAATCTAAATGGATTAAATAATAATACATGGCAGAAATTAAAAATAGTTTTCTAAGGTCCAAGATGAATAAAGACTTGGATGATAGATTAATACCTAACGGTGAATACAGAGATGCGCAGAATATATCTGTAGGAAAGTCAGAAGCTGATGATATAGGTGCTTTAGAAACTGTTTTAGGTAATACTTTAGTTACTAATTTTGGTTTAAGTGGTGTAG